GGCAGGCGGATTCAGACCTTCGATTTTGGAGGTCATGTATTGGTTGGCGGTGGTGGATAGGTTCACTTGTTCGCCGGATTCATTTTCGAGGATAAGGGTGAAATACATGGGATACCTCCTTGCTTTTTCTGGTGGGGTGTGATATAATAGATAAAAATGATAGGGGCATTAGCCCTGTAAATCGAAATTTGTGAGGTGGTATAATGAATAAAATTAAGCTGACTGCACTTCCTTGTATATGTGCAGATGTTTTTTACGGTACTGAAATAATCAGACCGGGAGGAGAAGCATTGAATTTTGCTGCTCATGCCTCGCACTTTAAGGATATAGATGTTACGCTTCTTGGTGTTGTCGGAAAAGATAAATATGCAGAAGCGATAATGGATTCAATATCAAAGCTTGATATTGATAAAAGCCATATACGCATTGATGAAAGGTATCAAACTGCAAATAATATGACTTACCTTACAGAATCGGGCGATAGGTATTATAAAGATGATTCATGGAACGGAGAAATTCTCGATAACATCGTACTGAATGATAATGAAATCAAAATCTTATCAAGGTCCGATGTAGTCTTTGTTCATTTCTGGGCTTCGTGTTTTTCGCAAGTAGTTGAACTGAAGGAAACTCTTGGCTTTAAGCTTGCGGTAGATTTTGACGTATATAGAGATTTTGCAGATATGGAACGATTTGCTCCGCATGTTGATTTCTTTATGATAAGCGGCTCGGAAGAACTCCTGCCGAGGTTCAAAGAATTATCGAATAAATACCGTTGCCTGTTCAACGTGTCACTTGCAGAACGTGGAAGCGTTACATACTTTAATGGACAGGAATTCAAAGTGCAAGCTGTGAAAGTTGAAAGCATAATTGACACGACCGGTTGTGGTGACAGCTATCACGCCGGATTTGTCTGCTCATATATGCTCGAAAATAATATTGAAAAGGCTATGAATGTCGGTTCTGAAATTGCAGCAGAAACCTTAAAACATTACGGTGGATTCTGAATAATCAAAAACACAACTTCCAGTTTACCACTCTACACATTCAACGCATTCCGTGTCAACCGATAAATCTCCAACCGTGACAGTGCCTTCGGCGATTGATTCGTCTGATTCACTGTCTTTCGGTTGTCCGTGTTGTAATAATTGTTCACCGTTCCACCGGAACTGTTGGGCAGCATTGCTCCGGAAATCCCATGCAAGCTGTAATTCAGATCAGAATCCATGGTCAGCTGCATGGCTTTCGCCACACCGCCTACCGCTTTTTCCACATACTTCTTGCTCTTGTCGATGCCGGCTGCCAGTCCTTTCATAAAATCCGGCATCCAGTTCTCGTAGTCTGTCAGCGGACCTTTGTCCGGAACCGAGAAGTGCAGGAAATCCCGAATGGTATCGGCAACATTGGTGACGCAGTCCGCCAGCCAGCCGATGGCACTCTGAATGCCATCAATGATTCCCTGAATGATGTCCCGTCCCCAGTTCCAGGCATCCGAAGCCAATCCCTTGATATATCCCACAGCGGCATCGAATCCATTCTGAATGGTGGATTTGATGCCGCTGATTTTGTCGGAAACCGCAGAACGAATGTTGTCCCAGATGCTGGACACCGTAGAAGAAATGCTCTGCATCACGTTGGAAATGGTGCTCTTGATGCTGTTCCAGACAGAAGATACCACCGACCGGATGGCGTTCAGAACATTGGAAACCGCAGAACTGATCTGATTCCAGATAGACGATACCACAGAAAAAATGGCATTCATCACACTGGAAATCGTGCCGGAGATGCTGTTCCAGATGGAAGAAACCACATTCCAGATTGCAGACAAGACAGACGAAATGAAACTGGATACAGCATTCCAAACCGTAGTCACCACATCTTGAATTGCCGTCAAAACCGTGGAAATCGTATTGGAGATGGCATTCCAGATGGTTTCAAATGTCGTTCGGATGCCCTCTAAAATCGGCGTTAAAAACGCCACGATCGCATTCCAAATGGCACGGATCTTCTCCGAGATCCAGTCCATCACTCTGCCCACAATGATCTGAATGGCTTCAAAAATCGTCTGAAACAGATAGCCGAATGCTGTGATCAACGGTTCTAAGGTGGTGTAAATGGCATTCCAAACGGTCGTAATCACGTTATGAATTGCCTGAAAGACCGTAGAAACCACGTTGTAAATGGCATTGAAAATCGTGCTGAAAAAGTTGTAGATTGCTGTAAAGATCGTGGTGAAGAAGTCCCGAATTGCCGTAAATACGGTCGTTGCTACCGTTTGAATGGCAGTGACAATGGCGGTGAAGGTATTGGAAATGGATGTCCAGGTGTTGACGAAAAAGTCCCGGATTCCGGTAACGATTCCCGTGAAGAAGGAAGCAATGCTGTTCCAGGTATTCACAAAAAATGTTTTGATGGAAGTCCAGACTTCGTTCCAGCTTGTTCCGAACCATCCCAGCACCACATCTGCAATGCCTTTCAGGGTATTCATAATATTGCGGAACGTGTTGACAATGAAGTCCCAGATAGACGTAAAAATACCCTTGATTCCATTCCAGCACTGTTCCCAGTCGCCGGTAAATAGACCAATCAGCACATCAAGTGAATTTAAGAAAATATCTGCAAATCCAGAGAAAATATTGGAGATATTCTGAAAGACACCTTCAAAAATAGGAGCCAGCAGATTGCACAGCCCGTCCCATGCCGCTTTCAGCACATCGGTGAAACTCTCAAAGTCGAATCCCAGAGCATTTAGCCGGTCAGTGATGCCCTGTGTCAATCCGGTAAAGGTGCTTTTGATCTGTTCCCAGATGGCGATGATGTTGCTTTTGAATTCGTCATTGGTTTTCCAGAGATGCACAAAAGCAGCCACCAGAGCGGCAACAGCTGCGATAATGGCAAGCAGCGGACCTAATGACACACCCAACGCTCCGGTAATGGCTCCAATGCCACCTTGCACAGCCGAGAAAAGGGCAGGCAGTTTGGACACTGCGGAAAAAACTGTTCCCACGCTGGAGATGGTTTTTCCCAGCACCACCAGCATCGGCCCCAGAGCAGCAGCCACCAGTGCAATTTTCGCAATGGTTTCCTTGGTCTGCGGATCCAGCTGGTTCAGCTTGTCCACCAAGTCCTGTATACGGGAAACAATAGAGCGAATAGTGGGCATCAGAATATCACTAAAACTGATCGCCAATTCTTCCAGCTGGGACTTTAAGATGGTTACTTGTCCGGCAAGGTTATCCTGCATGACCGCCGCCATTTTTTCAGTTGTGCCATTGTAGCCGTCTACTGTATCGGAACAGGTGTCAATGGCATTGGACAGTTTTTCAAAATCCGCCGGAGAACCGTTGATGATCGCCAGCATACCGGACATGGCCTCTTTGCCAAACAGCGATGCAGCAGCCTGTGCCTGTTCTGCCTCAGAAAGTCCGCCCAATTTCTGTCGGAGTTGTTCCATAAGTTCCCGTAAAGAGTACATCTTGCCGGAACTGTCGGTCAGAGAAATGCCGTACTGTTCCATGGCAGATGCCACTGTATCTGTCGGCTTTGCCAGATTGGTAATGGCAGAACGCAGTGCCGTACCAGCCTGCGAGGATTTGATACCGGCGTTTGCCATCAGTCCGATGGCGATGGCAGAGTCTTCAGCAGAGTATCCCAAGGAACCCAGCACCGGAGCGGCATACTTGAAAGTTTCACCCATCATGCTGACGTTGGTATTGGCATTGCTTGATGCAGCCGCCAGAATATCCGCAAAGTGTCCGCTGTCCGAGGCAGACAAACCGAAAGCGGTCAGAGCATCTGTGACAATGTCCGAGGTAGATGCCAAGTCCTCGCCGGAAGCGGCAGCAAGGTTCATAATGCCTTCGATACCGCTGAGCATATCATTAGTCTTCCAGCCTGCCATCGCCATGTAGTTCATGGCTTCGGCAGCTTCACTTGCAGAGAATTTTGTTTTGCTGCCCATTTCACGTGCTTTTTCCCGGAGAGCATCCATCTCTGAACCGGTCGCCCCCGAAACAGCTGCCACCTTTGACATGGCGGAATCGAAATCCGCACCAGTTTTCACAGCAATGGTTCCCAGAGCCGTGACACCAGCGGTGACGGGCAGCAGCTTTTGTCCCACGCCGGAAATTTTGTCCCCGGCGGACTGCAGCGTTTCACCCAGAACGCCCATCTTTTCCAAGGCTGTGTGAGAATTGTTTGCTTCTGTGGTCAGGCGTTTCAGTTCGTTTTCGGTTTCGATGATTTCACGCTGTAGTGCATCATACTGCTGCTGGGAAATTTCGCCGTTTGCAAGAGCGGTGTTTGCCTGTTCTGCGGCAGTTTTTAGTACTTCCAGCTTTTCTTTGGTAGCTGTCACCGCATCGGCGAGGAGCTTGTGCTTCTGCGAGAGCAGTTCCGTGTTGGAAGGATCGAGTTTCAGCAGCTTCTGGACATCTTTCAGCTGTGTCTGCGTGCCTTTGATGTCTTTGTTGACACCTTCCAGTGCCTTGGACAGCTTGGTGGTATCGCCGCCGATTTCTACGGTGATGCCCTTGATTCTGTTTGCCATGCGGTTTCACCTCCTCCGTGAGGGTATGAAAAAAGCACCTGCCGGAGCAAGTGCTTAAAATTACCATTTTTTAGAAATGTCATTCATTAAAATTGATCTCTATAAAGGTATGATTTTCTATTATTTCCGATGATGATATAACCTGTCTTTGGCAATTAGCATATGAATAGCTATTATACAATAAAACTTCTTTCTCCGATAATTGCGTTATTAACGGATTTTTCTCCCTAAATAGTTGTTTATGACGCTCATATGCAACCTTTGGAACTTCTACTATAGAAATATCTATTTTTCCAGATAACAATTCTTGTAAAACTATATCATCTTGTTTCTCTACGATAATAACAGGTTTAAAGAACAAACATTTCTGAGGCGTAATAGGTAGAAATAAGTAACTTTTCTTATCATCTCCGATACCAACAACTGGTGAATCAGAGGTGATTATGGGCTTATCAGAATTATTAATGCCAAGACAAATATGTCCATACTCTTGCATTAAGAATTCCAAAACGATAGGAGTATTTTTGGTAGCTGATATAGTATTAATCAATTCTTGTGTAAATAAATAGTTTTCTAACTGTTTTGGAACAGTGCTGTATTTAGTCTTTAAAGCAGATAGTAATATTTCTTTTCCTTTAGGGGTTCTGAATAGTTGCACTGCAAGAAATCTGTATATTTCAAATCTTATCGCAAAATTTGTAGAGAAATCAATTCCAATATCATTTGAAGAAATAAATTCAAGAATGTTAGGATAAAAACCGTCTATTATCCCTAATAGTTTTTCATTTAATTTTGGATCGACCTCCACTGGTGGTTTAATTTCTAATCCGTCAAAAGATAGATCATACATATTGCGTTTGCTACAAATGTCATACGTTGATGAATAAAACATTTTTTTAGTGATTTTGTCATAGACACAGCATTTTTCATCTCTACAAATAAAAGGCGTTAAATAGCTTTGTGGAACAAAATGTTGTTTGGTATATTCTCCTATTGGAATCACCTCCTACAATGATATCGAGATATATTATAGCACATTTTGTTGGAAAAGTAAAGTATCAGAACGCATCAAAATCCGACTGTCCTGCAACCTCGTACCAGCCGTCATATTCGTCATTTTCCTTTTCGGTGAACATATCATTCACGACTCCGATCGTGAGCAGATCAAGCTCCGAGAGGGACAGCCCAATCTGCACACATCGGAGAAGGAAGAGGGGCGTTGTCATCGGGCGGTCAGTTTTTCGATGTTTTTTTTAGACTTGACCTGCGTTTCTACGTTCAACCCCCAGAGGTCGATCAGCTGCGGCAAGATCTCATAAATACTGAACGTGTTAAACTGCTCCAGCCACTCGTCCGGTGATGCCGGAATGGCTGCATCGGCGTGTTTTGCCATGATATAGGCGATGTTTTCAAATACCTCAAGGCTTTCAATGTCCAGTGCAGAGGATTTCTCTGTATTTTCTCCCACAGACTTTTGCAGTGCTGCAAAGTCCTGATAAATATCTCTGCGAAATTTCAAGCGATACAGTCTGGGAACTGCTGCACTTGCCTTGAACGGCACATCAATCCCATCAATGGTGATGTTCTTCTGAATTGCCATGCTGCACCCTCCTTACGCTTTTACAGATGCTGCGGATGCTTTACCACTCTGTACAGCGGCAGCCAGATTGGGCATATATACCGCCTTGTACCAGTTCTCATAAACCTCGGCATCCGTTTTCTCACAAGTTTTAGTTTTTACCAAACCACTGTTCAATGCCGTTGCGGTCAAAGACAGCGTTTCCGTTTTAACTTCCTTTTCGTCCTCGATGGTGCTGGATTCTGTTGCCGGACGAGAGGCAGAACAGCAGAACAGACAGTGACGAATTTTATTCTTATCGCCGCTGAATTCAAACAGCAAGGCAAACTGCGATACTTCTGCAGTATTGGTTTCCGTGAGAACGCCCTTTTCATCCAGTTTCTCACCGAGAATGTCTGTCGCAAATTCAAGCGGAACCAATGCGATTTCAAGATCTCCAGTGTAACCAGAGTTATTGTTGATCACATAGTACACCCCATCGTCAGCGTAAAAATTGGATGCTTCACCTTCTGCATCGATAGACAGCGACACTGCACCGGGAATGCGAACCGGCTTTGCAAAAGTCGGCACACCTTCTTCATCATAAGAGGTGATTTTTGCATAGTGAACTTTGTTCAGACCGAATTTTACCTTGTTTTTCTCCATTGCCATATAGATCAAACCTCCATCTCATAGAGTACTTCATACAATTCTTCCGAATCAATGAATGTTTCTGTTTTTGTATAATAAATCTCGTGCTGGGAAAGCACTGACTCCACCTGTTCTTCCAATTCCGGCTGCTTTTTGTCTGTGTACAATTCAATGTCCAGCTGTTTGCAACTGAAATATGCCAAATTATCCGCTGAAAATGTATTCTCTCCGGGAGATAAAAACAGCAGAAAAGGCGGTGCAGGACTCTCGCCCTCGGCAAAATGATGGTAGGCAAAAGGCAGTCCCATTTCCTCCATCATTTCTGCGATTTGTTCGTAGGTCATGACAAAGCCCCCTCAATCAAATGCTCCAGCAACTGCACACCGTTTTCTTCCGCAGGAGCAATATGCGGTTTGCCGGATACCCGACCTCCGCCACGCTTGGCGTGCCCCTTTTCCAAAAGGTGTGCCAGCTGATACCTGTTTTTAGAATGAACAATCATTTCAAGAGAATGGCTGTTTTCCTTTGTCTTTTTGGCAGTCCAGCTTTTTGAATACGCACCTGTTCGCTTTGGAGCATTGGCGGATATTTCATCTTTTACAGACTTTGCAGTTTTTCTGACCGCCTTTTTCATTGACGTATCTGCAAGGTCTGCATATTCCGTCAGACCTTTCATAATTTCATCAGCCATTGCATCAACTGTAGTCATCGGAAGCACCTGCCTTTCGTATTTCACCCTCGATTTTCATGTAGTTGTTGTGATCGTATAAAGGAGTAATTCCGGTGACATTGTAAATGTTATTCCTGAAAAGAATACGGAAATTGGTACTGTTGATGTTCAGCGTTGCAGGGCTTTGACGGACGAGAAATTCAAGCTTTTGTATCTCTTTGGTAACTCCTGCATCAGTGGTTTCACTTGCAGTTTTTACAGCAACCTTTGACCATAGGGAGAATGTTTCTTCCCACTTGGTGATGTGGTTGCCGATTTCATCAATAACAGTTCTATGCTCCAGAATGGTGATTCTTTGATTCAGATTTCCAATTTCCATCAAATCACACCCTCTCGCTGTGCAAACAAAATTGAACGAAGATTTAATGTCAGCTTTTTGTAATCAGGGTTGCTCCTGTTTTCATAAAGATACCCAAGTGCGAAAAGCATCGCTGTCCGCACGGTATCTTCATTTTTTGTAAAATTTTCCTCATCTAACCTGCCAACGTCCATTACCAGATTTTTTGCTGTAGAAAGCAGATTTTGAATCAGACTATCGTCCTCTTCATAATCCACTCTCAGATAATTTTTCGCCTCTTTCAGCGTAATCATAGCATCACGCTTTCTTGATAGTGAGCGTCTTGATTGCTTCCGGAAGAATCAGCTTGCCGTCCAAACGTTGACTTGCAAGGAAACCAACCTGACCTGTCATGGCAAAGAGTTCATTCAGTCTCTTGAAAGAGCGTCCCTGTCTGTCGGCTACCCAGTAATAGCTAAAGTCGCCGAATGCCATGCACTTGTTGCCTGCCTTGATTTCCGGTACATAGCTGGATGTCTTGTAAGGACGATTGAGAATGGTATCCGGAACACCAGCCTGCACAGACGGATTCCAGATGTAATTGCCTGTGTTGTCCTTCAGCTTGCGAAGGGCCTTCACCGTGGAATCGTTGAGCACCCATACCGCCTTCTTGCGGTACGGGCTTCTCAGAGAATAGAAGAGTTCCATCACATCATCAAATGTAATGCTTGCACCTGTGGTGGAAGTGCCGTCTTCCGCACCGCCTGTAGCATTAAAAATGCCGGTCGGTTTGCCCTTGCCATCACCAACGAAGAAAGCCTCTTCTTCCTTCGCACCGATTCTTCTTGCAAACTCCTTTGCAATGTATGACGGCAAATCAAATACAGAATCGTTAAGGAGTTCTTCGGAGATCTTGATCGCTGTTCCAAGCTTATATGCGGAAAGCGATGCCTGTCCGAACGTATCATCAGAAAGAGAATACTGCTGTTCTTCGTCCATCCAGACAGCCTCACCCTTGGAAGTCACAATTGGAATCTTGCGGTCGCCGTTGGAAGTTTTGATAACTGTTGCCATCTGGCGGAAAATACTCTCTTCCTCCAACTCTTCCACCAGTTTTCGTTCGTGAGGTAGCAGTGTGCCGCCTTATCATCTTTCGATGACAGGTTTGCACAAAGCCCCTCCCAAACCGTGCTTACACCTCTCGATGTACACGGCTTTCCATTCATTATTGACATGTCATTTATTTTGTTCCCTGTGAATCTTTTTGAAGCATTTCGGGCAAACAATCAACGTTTTACGTCTCATGTGAAGCATTTTCTTGCCCCATTCCGTAGTGCTTTTCAGATTCTTCATTTTACCTGCATGATAAATACAGCAGGAATCACTATTATCACCACACAGCTCACATACCCCTGCACTTAGCCGTACATATTGCGACAGCTTTTTCGTGTCAAAGGATTTGTATTGCCATGGGTCTTTATCGGACATCAATTTACCGGCTTTGCAGTCAGCTAACGAGACGAGTTTTGCATAATTGATACCACCTTTGGTTTCATAGGGAATAGCCCATTTACCGTCATGACGATATTTTTGGATAATTTTTCTCGTTGTGCTGTTGCTTTTGCTTGCAAGCGTCTTTAGACAGCTATATTCCATAAGATAACGGAAATAATTCAGCTTATCATAATTCGCTGCTAAGCAGTAATAATTGCAAATGCCACGGATTTGTGCATTATACCTGTTCACAATATCCACTTCCGAAAGATGTCTTAATCTTGGAACGCAAACCGCCCAAATTTCTCCGTTTGGCTTTTGTTCTATGATGTCGTTTTTGAACAAGAATTGCATGATCTTATCTTCGAGAGGTACAGTTAATTCTACAGAGTTATTCAGCGTTCTTTGTTTAACACCGTTTGCCTTTTTCTTTATCTTCTGGCTTCGGCGTACCGCAACGTCATAACCAAGGAAACGTACTCGTTCAGCACTGTGTGTGATCTTTGTTTTCTCAGCACTCAACTCTAAATGGTACTGCGTTGATAGAAATTCTCTCAGAATCTCCTTAATTTCTTCACAGTCTTCTCTACTTCCGCTGATTCCAATTAGAAAATCATCAGCATATCGGCAGTATACAAGCTTTTTATCGTCGGACATTCTGGCAGGTGTTTTCAGCTTTTGGCTGCACACCGCTTTATATTCCTTAATTGCCAGCTCACGTTCTTCACCTTTTACCCGGTCAATCTTCTTCTGAAGTGTCTGTCGTCTTTTTGCTAAATGAAGATATTCCGGTGTCTGGTGTCGTGTAGACTGCTTATCAAACTTTTCCTTGAGTTCCATGACTTTTCGGTCAAGCTCATGCAGGTAGATATTTGCCAGGATAGGGGATATAATTCCACCCTGCGGTGTACCGGAGAGTGTTGTGTGGTATTGAAAATCTTCCACATAACCTGCTTTCAGGAAAGCTCTGATAATATTGATAAATCTGCTGTCCTTGATTTTGACTTCTAACGTCTTGATAAGCACTGCATGGTCTATATTGTCAAAACAACCTTTGATGTCACCTTCTATGAACCATTTTACAGAACGAAAATTTGTCTTTATCTGGTCTAGAGCTGTATGACAGCTTCTCTCCGGTCTGAAACCATGTGACTGGTCATAAAATAACGGTTCATAGATTGCTTCCAGAAACATTCTAACCGCCTCTTGCAGAAGTTTATCTCGAAATGACGGAATACCCAGTGGGCGCATTTTTCCGTTCTGTTTCCTGATATATTCTCTGCGCACAGGCTTCGGCTTGTACTTTCCTGACCTCAATTCTTCAATCAGTTCATACACATATTCAGCACTAAAACCGTCAGCTGTGTCGTTGTCACTTCCGGGAGTCATTGCTCCACTGTTTGCATATAATTTCTGGTAAGCTGCAAAATAAATGTCCTCTCTCAGAAGGTAGCGAAAGAGCCTTGTAAAGACTCCGTCATGATGTTCCGAGGAACTTTTATTGACACGCTCCAAAATCTCCGATGTTGGATTCATGAGGATTCTCCTCCCTTTCATCTTCTTACTTTGGAATTAACAAACTGCTTCCCTTCGCCATGTAGTGGGCGTTACCCACCTCGGACTACTACGGAAGCTCCGTTGCCATATGGAATATTCAGTCTCGAATAGACATAGCCTTTCGGCATTTTCACTTAGGCAATCCCTGTTTAACGATGTTTATAGGCAAGTGACAACTGTGGGATAGCATTTCGGTTTATCTCACGTGGTCTCACGCTTGCTTCATGACCTATAGCAGACACCATAACGAATTCAATATTATGGTGGAATCATGAAAGTGGTTTCAGGATAATTTCCACACCCTTCCCGGAAAAAGGAGCTAACCTTTGCTTTGGCAATCCAGCCTTATCCTTATGTTATCTTGTCATTGCAGGTACTACTCGCCTCATATCCTTTTGGCGTTTCCTGCGTTTCTGCCGTGCTGTGTTCCCGTGTCCAGTTTCCTGTCATCGGTTAGGCAGATTGACAACCGCTCTGCTGTGCGGTGTAGAGCCTAATCTACTGTAAACATCGCCTTTTACAGGCGCACAAACTCATCTGGAACAAGATAGCCGCCCTCTGCGTCTGTGCCAACCTGCAAGTCGTTGTGTACATCAATCCAATTGCGGTTTCTGACGCTGTTCCAGAAAGCCTTCTTATAGGTGTCGCTTGCTGTACCTGTCTTTTCCGTTACATTCAGAGTTGCAGGCTTGCCGAGAACAGGAGTGGAAGTTGCTTTGTTCATTTCTGCCTCAATTTCAGCCTGTCTTTCCAGACGCTGAATTTCCTTGCCAAGATCGACAATGGTCTGTTCCATTGCATCATAGGTCTTGGAATCTTCCTCACTGAGAACGCCGTTTGCATTTCGCTTGCTATCAAGAAAATCACGGGCAGTGTCCCAAGCCTTCTTTCTCTTTTCTCTCAGTTCCTGAATTGTCATAGCCATAATCAATTCCTCCAATCAATATTTTAAAAGTGCCAGTCTTTTTTCAAGCTGGTCAATCGGTGTACCTGTAACGAATTCTGCTGATGCAGATACTTTGGATAAGAATGCAGATAGATTCTTCGATTTGGAATAAGTCATTGCGGTCAAAGAATCTTCTTTTTCAGTTTTCTCCTCATCAGGTTCTTTCTTATCCGGTTCATCTCCATTTTCGGGAATGGATTTTTTATTATCTGCAAACAGAATCCCGTCCACAAATCCCATCTCATGAGCCTTTTTTGCATTGAGCCATGTTTCATCGGACATCAGTTTTGCGATCTTGTTTCGGCTGAGATGGGACTTGGTTTCGTAGGCGTTGATGATGCTTTCTTTTACCTCATCAAGCAAGATGATAGCCTTTTCCATATCTGCCTTGTTTCCCATAGCACAAGTGCTGGGGTCATGAATCATCATTAGAGCAGTCGGTGCAATCAAAGTTTCATCGCCTGCCATTGCCACAACAGACGCAGCTGATGCAGCAATACCATCAATTTTCACGGTAACCTTGCCTTTGTGATTTTTCAGCATAGAATAAATCTGACTTGCAGCGAACACATCGCCGCCCGGCGAGTTCAGCCAGACTGTCAAGTTTCCGCTGACTTTTGATAGTTCATCACGAAACAAAGCAGGTGTCACCTCATCGCCCCACCAGGTATCTTCAGAGATAGGACCGTTAAACAGAAGCTCTGTTTCTGATGTATCTTCGTTTTGGATAAAGTTCCAAAATTTCTTCATTTGGTTTTCTCCTCCTTTTTTGGATTTGCAAATGCTCCTGCATCAGCGAGTTTTGTAAAGCTGCCATTTACGAGATACAGGTTTCCACCCTCTTCGTCTGAAAGCATATTCATATCTTCAAGTTCTCGGATGTCATTTGCCGACATCCAACCGTTCTGTCTTGCGGTAGCGTAGCCCTGCATACGGGAAGCATAATCGCCTCGCAAAAGCCCGTCCACATTGAATTTCACGAAATACTGCCCTTTTTCAGAATCAGAAAGAAGTGCTTTCTGTAAAGACTGCTCCCATCGGACGATCCAAGGATCAAGGCTGTATTTTACGAAATCAAGGGATAAATGTTCTATGTTACTGAATGTTGCATGGTCAAGATCACCGATCATATGGAGCGGCACTCTGTACATTCTTGCAATTTCTTCGATCTGAAACTTTCTGGTTTCCAAAAACTGTGCTTCATTATTCGGAATTGCAATGGGGGTGAATTTCATGCCCTCTTCGAGGACTGCGACCTTGTGGGCATTTCTGCCACCGTAAGCCCTCTGCCAAGCATCACGCACACGTTCCGGATTTTTGATTACCCCGGGGTGTTCCAACACGCCACTTGGTGAAGCACCGTTTCCGAAAAACGATGCTCCATATTCCTCGCAGGCAATAGAAATGCCGATTGCATTTTTCGCAAGTGCAATCGGCGAATATCCAACCAGTCCGTCAAATCC